CACAAGCGTTAAAATTCCTAAACCTATACTTATACCCTTAAACAACTTTAAAGTCCTTGTAATGGCTTTATTTTGCTTCACAAGTGAATCATTCTCTGCATTCAAGTATGCGATGTTTACCTTTTGTTTGGTGATGACAGAATCTTGTTCCGAAATTATGATAGAATCCGAGTGAACAACCTTCAGTAATTGGCTAACTTTTTGCCGTGCAATCGCACCCTTGACGAGATAACTATTCGCAACCCGAAGTGTCGCAGAATCTATGGAGACGGATTGCCCCTTCAAGCCCTGAAGATGTAGCATCAAAAGTATCAAGATAAATCGTATCATAGTGGTTCAGTTCTTGGATTAGTGTGATTCGTTTGATCTTCTCTTTTTCAATAATCCTTTCGTGCAGTTCAACATTTAGTGGTTTAATATAGCGGACTGGTTCATCATAATTGAAGAACGCCCACAACCAACTAAACAGGAACAACGCAAGTATTATGTAAATAAGGAGTGAGGACTTGGAAGTTGATTGCATAACCAGCGAGAATATCAGTTTTTGAATCGTAGAAAGGAGATGCGTTGCCGTTGATCACAATCTCAAAATCCTCATCGTTTTGGGTGTTGTCCTCAATCAACGCAAAGATGTCGGTCATAATCTGTGCAGTATCCGAAAGCACTTCAATGGTGTTGGATTCGCTTTCAAATACACGATCCATCACAAGCAATGCGAAATTATAGGTTTGAAGATTCCCACCGGACTGCAAATTGAATCCATCAGGATACAACCAAACCAAAGGATAATACTCAACATTCTCAACCGTCATATTTGACTGCTGACCAACGCCAAACTTGTGAACCATCTTATGGCTTTCGGCTGCCGTTTGAATCTTTTGGATTATTTGGTTTAGTGTCATTCTTGAGAAATTTGAGAAGTTTGGCTTCGTTGTTTTTTTGCCACTTATTTGTCCTCGTTGGGGAAGTCATAGTTCCAAAAACAATCTTGAGATGTTGGAAGATAAATACCACCGACAAAAGCGGTGTTCTTTGGTCGGATTGTATCAAAGGTACTGCCGGGATTCAAGAACAAAGGATAGTCATTGGTGTATGTGCGGAGATAATCCCTCAATCTGTTCGCATAGTATTCGGCTTTATCACGATAACGACCTTCAATCATTGTCATTTCCTCAACTGATACCGCCCTTGCATTGTCACTCTCACGAGATGCAACCGATTTGTTCATCAGTTTGAAGGTCATTGGAAGCATTGCTTCGGTCAATGTGTAATACTTCAAACACGGTGCGATATATGAATCCAAAAGGGTAGTATTCAACTGCGTTAATGTTCCAGCAAATGCCTGTACTTGCAACTCATTGTAGATACCTGAACCAATCACATCACGGATGTAGATTTCTTGAGCTTCTTTGATTGCTGACTTCAGCAATTTGTCATCCACATTCTCATTCAAAGGCGTGTTGTCTTTGAGATAAGTGGTTGAAATGAAATATACAAAATTGGTCATCGTTTAATCCTCCTTAATAATTGTTGTTGCCAAATGTGTCTGCATTGTGGTGTGGTGATTCCAGTTTCTTTGTTGGTGTACCATTCCCCTCTGCGTTTCCATACATCGTAACCAAGTTGTGCAGACATTGCGTTAATGTCCTCACGACTATACACACGATTACTTCCTACAATTTGTCTGCAAAAATCTCTTGAACCGGGAATAAGCAAACCACCTTTGATTCCAGGAGCTAAAGCATAACCATAACGAACCACAATTTCTGTTTGCAATCTCTTGACTTCTTCAACTCCTTTCGGGGTTGTTTCAAGACCATCTTCGTATGATTTGATCAACTCCGCTTTGGCAAGTTTAGCAATGGCATCAGCGACAACCTTTGCATCCAACTTGGTGATGTTCACAATGTCTCCAACCTGAAGACCTTTGTTCTCTTTTAACACATTCAAGATGGCAGTTTCAACGGCATCCACGAACTCAAACTTGTACGCTTCAAAGTTGTCTGCACTCTCTCCATATTGTTGAAACACTTTGATGTCTCTTTCATCATCCCATCCAAAGGGATTTTGTTTTGATAGGGCAACGGGTGATGCGGATGGCAATGAATCTCCTCCGGCAATCGGTGGAAGATTTGCCAATTGGCGTTTTTCGTTGATTGTCATATTTGACAACACATTGTTTGCAACCAACGGACTCAAAGCATTGATGGCATCGTTCAAAGATGATTGCTTCACATCGGTGATCAATGGCAATCCAAGTTCCTTTCTCGCTTCTTCGTTTGTGATAACTCCAGCAGTAAACAAAGCCTGATAGTCAAGACCAATTGGCGGTTTGTTGATGGTTTCCAAGCGAACTGATGCGATAGGTTCAAGCAAGTAAGCAAAGGTATCATCAATTTTTTGTTGACGGGGTTCAATGTAGGCGTGATGGAACATCTCATAGGCTTCAATCAACTCGCTACGACCACCTAATTGTCCCTCTACACGAACTCCAAACAACATTGGGGAGTTGACCTTGTGTGCAACAAATATCTCTTGTTGTACGGTCTTATTTAACAAGTCAAATTGCTTGTCAAAATCCGATGGTTGAAGGTTGTTGATGACTGATTCCTTCTCTGTTGGATCGTTGTATTGGATAATTAACCCACCGGCATTGTCCGTGCCTTGATAACTTTCCTTGAATCTACGAGCAGTTTGACGGGCTTCTTCGGCAGAGGGATACCCCTTGAAGAGCTGAATATGGGTTTGCGCCGTGAATCCGTTCTTGATGCTATTCAAATAATAGTTAGATATCTCGGTGTCAACCTCAATGTATTTCAACGCACCTACATAATCGGGCAAAGGATATTCGCCTTGTCCGGGACGATAGAATTGGCAGTAATATAATTGCTTTGATTCACGAGTAATTGGGTTGTAGGGTTGATAGTGGATTTTCTCCGCTTTGCTATCTGTCCAGTCAGCACAATATACATATTCACCCTCCAATCCTTTGCGGATGTCTTTGAATGGAATGTGATAATACTCCGAAGGTGCGGTTTTTGCCTTGTTCCAAATCACCTCAACTGCAAACCCATTGAACAACTCGGCATCGTATGCTACTTTTGCTTTGAGTTCCTCGTAGGTTTCGTAGGCGTTAATGCTTTTGAGTTTGTTTTGGATTTTGGCGATGTCTTCGGTGCTTTGTCCGTAAACTTCAGTACCAATTCCAGCCACATAAGAAGCTTTTGCAGAAACGATTGCATTGTGTTTTGGTGATTTGTTAAATAGTTCAATTAGAAAATCAGGATAGAGATTGTCTGCACCAAATGTCACGAATCCCTTTGCCTTGTTCTCTTTGAAAACGGGCAACTTGTTATCGTGAAAGTTTATTCTTTGGAATATCATCTCTATCAAATAGCAATCAATCTTTTTTGTTTGAGAACTTGTCTATTGATGTGAATCCAAGACAAGCAATCACGATGAATTCAACCGCTGTCACCAACTCTGGAGATGGTACGATATCAGCAGGAGACAAACTATTGTGAGCCATAGTACCAAAAAGTACAAAAGCACCGATGATCCCAACGAATCGTTTTGATGACATCTCTCCTTTGTCACCCGTGAAAATTTCCATTAATTTTTTCATAAATCCTTACTTTCTAATAGTGTGTAAGTGAATGAATTGCCGTGCAAGGTGGCAGCCTTCTTGACTAAAGCCATAAACTCGTCAAAATCTGCTGACTTTTTGAACACCTGACAACCTTCACTCCAATTCTCAACATAGGTTGAATCTGCACCAGCCTTGTGGATGTTGATTCCGTAGATGCCCTCTGTGATTAACTTGGTGTCGTAGGTCATATCCTTGTTAGCATCACGATAAACCTTCACGGGTTTGGCTTGTTTCAACGCCTCATATTTGCCTTGATGCAAACCGATTGCGTGTGAACCACGATATTGTCCGGGAACTAACCGAGCAACGCCTTGTGCATTGTGAAATTCCTTCACTCCCTTTGTGCCTGGATCAGTTGTCGCTGCCCATTTCTTAAAATGCCACAC